CAACAGCTTCACTAATGCCAACAGCGATGTTGTGAAGGGCAAGCAGTGGCTATCAACACTGGACAACAAAACCAGCCACGACTGCATCGTTCGTGACCTGTTGCGTTACACCCTGGACAACAAGCCGGTCGGGCACAAGGTGCCTTACCTGCAGGGGCCAGGGAAGATTCATTTCTGCTGTCGTTCAACCGAAACGCTGATCCTCAAGTCCTGGCGCGAACTCGGCATCGACATCGATGAGATGGACGAGGGAACGCGAGCCAGCATGGACGGGCAGGTTCCGGGTAAAACCACCTATCTCGAATGGCTCGAACGGCAACCGCCGCAACGACAGGACCAGGTCCTGGGCGCGGAGCGTGGGCGTCTATTTCGTGCCGGTGAAATCGACATGGCGGACATGTTCACCGATAAAGGTGAGTGGATAACGCTGGAACGGCTCAAACAGCTTTCAGCGATCGAAAGCTAACAATTCATAACTTACATCACGCCCTGGCTATCGCCGGGGCTTTTTTATGGGCGAGGCCCGGCAAAATCCCAAGGGGAAATTATGTTAATTCGAAACATGCTTCTGAAATTTTATGCACCCGAAAGTGGCGGTGAGGGTGGCGGTGGCGGTGGTGTCGAAATCACCCCTGAACTCCAGAAGCTGATTGATGAGCGCGTGACCAGCGAAGTTACTGGTCTGAAAACCAAAAACTCCGAGCTACTGGGAACCATCAAACAGCAGAAAGAAAACCTGTCCCGCTATGACGGTATCGACCCGGATGCCGTGCGCGGCATCCTGCAACGTTTCTCCGACGACGAAGAGGCAAAGCTGATTGCCGCCGGAAAAATTGACGAAGTGCTGGATAAGCGCACCGAACGTTTGCGAGCCGACGTTGATAAGCAAATCAAAACGGCAAACGACCGCGCAGATAAAGCCGAAGCGTTTTCCAACAAATTCCGGGATCGCGTTCTTGGCGATGCTATCCGCTCAGCTGCCTCTAAAACCGGCGCGCTACCGGAAGCATCTGATGACCTGATCCTGCGTGCCAAAGGCACTTTCAAACTCAACGACGAAGGCGAGGCCGTAGCGGTTGATACGAATGGCGATGTCCTGTTCGGTAAAGACGGGAAAACCCCGCTTAGCCCCCTTGAATGGGCGGAGTCTCTTAAGGAGACGGCTCCTCATCTGTTCCCACGCGCAGAAGGTACTGGCGCGGGCGGGCATAAGCCGAACGGTGGCGGTAGCCTGAAACGCTCCGAAATGAGCGCCAGCAACAAGGCGGACTACATCCGCAAGCATGGCCAGCAGGCCTTCCTCAAACTTCCGAAATAAGGCTTTATCTTCATGACGACTGTTAATAACGACCTGATCATCTATGACGACCTGGCGCAGACCGCTTTCCTCGAGCGACGCCAGGACAATCTGGCAATCTTCAACGGCTCTTCCAACGGCGCCATCCTGCTGGATAACGAGCTGATTGAAGGTGATTTCCGCAAGCGAGCCTTCTACAAAGTGGGCGGCTCCATCGAATCTCGCGATGTGAACTCCACCGATAAAGTGACGGGCAAGAAGATTGGCGCCGGTGAAGCCGTGTCCGTTAAGGCACCATGGAAATACGGTCCGTACGAAACGACCGAAGAGGCATTCAAGCGCCGCGGTCGCTCTGTCGATGAGTTCTCTGAGGTGATCGGCACCGATGTGGCTGACGCAACGCTGGAAGGCTACGTCAAGTACGGTCTGAAGGCGCTGACGGCTGCAATCGGGGCGAACGCCGACATGGTGGTTACCGCTGATATCGAAACGGACGGTAAAAAGACCCTGACGCGCGGTTTGCGTAAATACGGCGACAAGTTCAACCGTGTCGTTCTCTTTGTCATGCACTCCGCAACCTACTTCGACATCGTGGATGAGGCGATCGCCAACAAAATCTACGAAGAAGCGGGTGTGGTTGTGTACGGCGGCCAGCCGGGCACGCTCGGTAAACCGGTTCTTGTAACCGACACCATGGATGCCGACGCCATTCTGGGGCTAGTGACCGGGGCGGTGACCGTGACCGAGTCTCAGGCACCGGGTTTCCGCTCCTATGACATCAACGACCAGGAAAACCTGGCGATTGGCTATCGCGCTGAAGGCGTGGTTAACGTTGATCTGCTCGGGTACAGCTGGGACACCGCCAAAGGTGATAACCCGGACCTGACCAAAATCGGCACTGCCGGCAACTGGAAGAAGCACTTCACCAGTAATAAGTCCACGGCTGGCGTACTGATCAAATTGGAATCCGCCGCGGGGGAGTAACGCTGTCAGCGGATAAATCCTCCGCAACTGCTGACAGCACTGATGCGGTCACTGTTTCCCTCAAATACACGCTGAATGACTCTGGCGTATCCGGCAAAACCGTTGTGTGGACATCCACAGGCGGCTCGCTAAGCACTGCCAGTTCTCAGACTGGCTCTGCTGGTGGTGCGACGGTCAAACTTACCTCTGACGAGGCAGGAACCTTTACGGTCACCGGCACGGTTGATGGCTTGGCGAAAACCAGCGAAGAAATTACCTTCACCACCGCGCCTTCTGGCGGCTAACTGATGGGGCGTAAGCCCCTTAAGCGATCCTTCTTTGGACGAGTGCAACGGTACACTCACCGCCTGCAAGCTGCGATTTGGTGAAAACAACGAACTCCCTTTCGGCGGCTTCCCGGGGACATCTTTGATCAGGAGCTAAAATGCGTCGTAAAACCATTGATTCCATCATGGCGCATGCAGCCGCAGAATATCCGCGCGAATGCTGCGGTGTGGTTGCACAGAAAAGCCGGGTGGAACGCTATTTCCCATGCCACAACCTGGCGGCAGATCCGACAGAGCAGTTTCTTCTCTCGCCCGAGGATTACGCCGAAGCTGAAGACTGGGGAGCGATTACGGGAATAGTTCACAGCCATCCCGATGCTACTACGCAGCCAAGCGAACTGGACAAGGCTCAGTGTGATGCAACGTTGCTGCCCTGGCATATCGTCAGTTGGCCGGACGGAGATTTACGTACCATCACTCCACGCGGTGAACTGCCATTACTCAAGCGACCATTCGTCCTCGGCCATTACGACTGTTGGGGACTGGTGATGAGTTATTTCCGGCAGGAGCATGGGATTGAGCTAAACGATTATCGAGTGGATTACCCCTGGTGGGAAGACAGCTATTCGGACAACTTTTACCAGGAATGCTGGTACGAGTGCGGTTTCCGTGAATTCGAAGGGGAGCGGCAGTCTGGTGACTTGCTAATAATGCAGGTAGAGGCCAATAAGTGGAACCACGCCGGAATCTTACTGGAGGGCAATATGCTTCTACATCACCTTTACGGTCATTTAAGCCAGCGTGTTCCGTATGGTGGGTATTGGCGCGAGAGGACAAACAAAATCCTTCGTCATCAATCGAAATTTATATAATAATGAGTTCAACTTACTTTATTTAACGGATATTAATGTGGCATTTGTCAACTTGAATGATTTTTATATTAAAATGGCCGTGGTCTGCGTTCCATTTATCGTTGGAGTCGGGCTTGCATGCTTGAATATCTTCGGGCACAGCCATAATCTATGGGCTGGGTTTGGATATTTGATAGTGTCCATAGCAGTGAGTTTTTTCCTTTTTCGATGGTTGGTATGGAACGATTTGAACTTCGCCAATGGTTCAGCCATTGCTACAATCGGAGGTGGGTTAGGTTTAATAGGCATCTTGGTTGGTTCAAACATTACTGACCCTGCATTTATTCAAGTGCGTAACGATTTACAGGAGTCCTTCTTAGATGCGTCTTTAAATTGCAAAGGCGATAAGGCGTTATTTGACGGTGCTCTTACGTCTTGTTTAGCGGCTTCTTCTAAGGATGCGTTGGCGTTGGGGCAAGAGTTAATTAAAGCCAAGTATTTAGCTCCGACATTGTCTTTGGCAGATGGTGTGTATCATTCGAGCGATGAAGCTAAGGCGGATGCATGTTTAGTAAATTATTATCTAGTTTCAAAGAAATGCCCAGATAGCTTTATAGAATTCAATAAAAAACACCCAGAAATTGCTAATCCGCCAGTCAATAATAAGTAATTTTTTTTAATTCTTGCATGGTGTGTTAAACGCATTAAAACATCTATTAACATTAGCAGCCTCTCTTAGTTAAGAGAGGCTATGGAGGCATGTATGACATTTTTAACTGGCCAATCGATGAGAACCATACGCCTCTATGGAATACTTGGCTCAACATTTAGTCGTGAATTCAAACTATCCGTTGCCTCACCCAAAGAAGCCATCCGAGCGCTGTGTGTGATCGTGCCTGGTTTCGAACGTTTTCTTAATACCAGCAAGCAGCGCGGCCTGACCTATGCCGTGTTCAGCGGGAAGCGTAATCTGAACAATGATGAACTCGTAATGGATCAGAGCTCCGCTGATATCCGCATTGCACCAGTAGTCGTAGGGAGCAAGCGAGGGGGCATCTTCCAGACTATCCTCGGCGTTGCACTGGTCGCCGCTGCAATCTGGATGCCCGGTGTGAGTATCGCCGCGAGTAACATCATGTTCCAGATTGGTGGGGCGATGGCCTTAGGTGGCGTCGTGCAGATGCTCTCTCCACAAACGACCGGACTCGCCAGTAAGCAATCGGCAGATAACAAGGCAAGTTACGCCTTTGGTGGCGTGACAAATACGACGGCACAGGGGAATCCAATACCACTATTGTACGGTCGACGCCGCATCGGTGGTGCGATCATATCCGCTGGCATTTACGTCGAAGACCAGCAGTAAAAACCTTCTTCCATCAAGCCACCTCCGGGTGGCTTTTTTTATGGGCGCAATATGGCTACAGCAACAGCTATCAAAGGCCGCAAGGGCGGCAGCTCAAGCTCAAGAACTCCTACCGAACAGCCCGACGATCTGCAATCTGTAGCAAAGGCGAAAATCCTTCTGGCGTTGGGTGAGGGGGAGTTTGCTGGTAGTCTCACCGCGCGGGATATTTATCTGGATGGCACAGCAATTGAGAACGCTGACGGTTCTCAGAACTTCAGCGGTGTAGCGTGGGAGTTTCGTCCTGGAACGCAGGCACAAAAATACATTCAGGGAATCCCCGGTACCGAAAACGAAATCAACGTGGGTAGACGAACTGCGGCAGCGCGGTATTCACTTCAAAAGTCTTACCGACAGCATCGACACTTCCAGCCCAATGGGGCGCTTCATTTTCCACATCATGTCTGCCCTTGCTGAGATGGAGAGAGAGCTGATCGTCGAGAGGACCCGCGCAGGTCTGGCAGCAGCGAGAGAAAAGGGAAGGATTGGAGGTCGCCGGCCAAAACTGACTCCGGAGCAATGGGATCAGGCAGGGCGGCTTGTAGAGAATGGAGTCGATCGTAAGCAAGTTGCCTTAATTTACGATGTAGCGGTGTGCACACTGTATAAAAAATTCCCGGTAGCAAAGTTTGCTGGAGGCAAACAGTAGGGTGGGCCGAAATATTTACAAAAACATATTTGTCGATGCATGAAATGGTTACGGCCAAACCGCTTAAGCATTAATCAGTCAATATCAAAGCGCACCTTGATCAGATTTTTCCATTCAACTACTGTATATAAAAACAGTATCGAGGCGTGCGTTATGAAGTTATACAGACCAGCAGAGTTACGAGAAGTCATTGCGATCCCACTTTTCAGCGATTTGGTGCAGTGTGGATTTCCCAGCCCGGCAGCGGATTACGTTGAGCAGCGTATCGATCTCAATGAGTTAATGGTCCAGCATCCGAGTTCAACGTACTTCCTGAAGGCTGCCGGTGACTCGATGATCGATGCGGGAATTAGTGATGGTGATATGCTGGTAGTAGACAGCTCAATCACTGCGGGTCATGGAGATATCGTGATTGCCGCAGTGGAAGGAGAGTTCACAGTAAAACGCCTTCAGCTTCGACCAA